GCGGCGGTGGGGCTGGTCACGGCGGACGGACTGCTCGAGGGCATCGCGGCGAACCTGTTGCTCCACGGCAATGCCTATGTGCAGCTGATTGCTGACGGCAACGATGCGCCGGCGGAGCTGGTGCAGCTTCGGCCGGAGCGGGTGCAGGTCGTCGCCGACGAGCGCGGCTGGCCGGTCGCTTACCTCTACCGCGCGGGCGGTCGTGTTGAGCGGGTGTCGCGCGTGGATGCGCTGGAACGAAGGCAGGTGGCGCATATCCGGGCGCTTCACCCGCGCGACGACCATTATGGCATGGGCTGCCTGGAGGCGGCGACTCCGGCGGCGACGGTGCACAATCGCGCGAGCCGTTGGAACAAGGCGCTTCTCGACAATGCGGCGAGGCCTTCGGGCGCGCTGACCTACGAGCCGGCGGACGGAAGCGTGCTTTCCGGCGAGCAGTTCAAGCGGCTCAGGGACGAGCTCGCGACCCAATTTTCGGGCGAGGCGAACGCAGGGCGGCCGCTGCTGCTCGACGGCGGGCTCAAGTGGCAGGCGCTGAGCCTCACTCCCGCGGACATGGATTTCGTGGCTCTGAAGGAAGGCGCGGCGCGCGACATCGCGCTCGCCTTCGGCGTTCCCCCGGTGCTGGTCGGTTTGCCGGGGGACGCCACCTACGCGAATGCGCGCGAGGCGGGGCGGGCGCTCTATCGCCAGACGGTCCTGCCGATGGCGAGGCGGATCCTGGACGCGCTTTCGATGATGCTGAGCGATTGGCTGGGCGAGGTGCGGCTGGCGGTCGACACGGACCAGATCAGCGAGCTTGCCGACGATCGCGCGCAGCTGTGGGCGCAGGTCGGGGCTGCCGGGTTCCTCAGCGACGCGGAAAAAAGGGAGATGCTGGGGTTTGGACCTCGATAGATTCACGCGGAGGCGCGGAGAAGAAGAAGGAATTTCACACGAAGGCACGAAGAAGGAAATCAAGACACGAAGAGGAGGCGCGGGCTTCGTGGCTTCCTTTCTTCTTCGTGCCTTCGTGTGATTCATTTTGAGTTCCCGCTTCGCGGGAGGATTGGGGAGAGATTCGGGCATGAATGGAGCGGTTAGCGCGGAAGCGCTGCTCGCGAGTTTAATGGCGCAGGCGGAGGGACGGGGCGTTGACCTGGTCACCTTGCGCGCGCTGGTCGAGGAGTCGAGCCAGGCGGGGGCGCGGCGGGCGCTGGCGTCGCTCGGACTCGATGACGAGCGGGCGCGGCGGGACATGGACGAGCTGCGCGAGCTGCTGAGCGCATGGCGGGAGGCGAAGCGAAGCGCGTGGCGGGCGGTGGTGACGTGGGTGGTGCGGCTTGCGTGCGCGATGCTGCTGGTCGGGATCGCGGTTCGGCTGCGGCTGACGGATTTGGTGGTTCGGTGACGGCCCCCTCTCCCCCGGCCCCTCTCCCCCTGAAGGGGGCGAGGGGAGTTCGGTTCGCCGGATACGCGGCGGTGTTCGACCGGCCGGATCGCGGCGGCGACATCATTCGCAAGGGCGCGTTCGCGAAGGCGCTTGAGCGCTCGGGCGAGGTGCCGCTGCTGTGGCAGCACAGGGCCGGGGCGGTGATCGGGCGGGTCGAGCATCTGAGCGAGGATGGGCGCGGGCTGCGGGTGATCGCGAGCGTGGGCGATGCGCGGGCATCGCGGCTGCTCGGGAGCGGGAAGGTCGATGGGTTGAGCTTTGGCTATCGCGTGCGCGAGGCGAAGAGCGCCGCGGGGTTGCGGGAGCTGGTCGAGCTGGAGCTGGTCGAGGTCAGCCTGGTCGCCAATCCGATGCAGCCGCGCGCGAGGGTGCATGCGGTCGTGGCCGGATAGTTCACGCGGAGACGCGGAGGCGCGGAGAGAGGAAAGGTTCGCGCAGAGAACGCAGAGACGCAGAGAGGTCGGTGAGAAGTGCTTGGCGCTCCGCGTCCTCCGCGTCTCCGCGTGAAATGAATGATCCCGGCTCAGGGTCGGGATGACGAGACTGGGTTCCCGCTTTCGCGGGAATGACGAAGGACTGGTGAGGGTCGCGGGTTTTCGCGGCCCTTTTTGTTTGTGCAGGAGAAGATGGGAATGGTGGAAGTGAAGGCGGATGCGCTCGAGGAGTCGTTTGCGCAGTTCGAGGAGGATGATGGGGTTGCGGCGCTGAAGGCGGAGCTGGAGACGCTGAAGGCGAAGATTGCGAGCGGGGTGATTGCGGCGCAGCGGCCGGCGCTGGACGGGGTTAAGTCGGCGGATTCGACGGCGTTCATCGATCAGTATGTTCGGCGCGGGATCGAGGCTTCGCTCGAGACGAAGGCGGTGAGCTCATCCTCGGACGCGGTGGGCGGATATGCGGTGCCGGATGAGATCGATGCGCGGATCGATGCGACTCTGACGGCGATCTCGCCGATCCGATCGATCGCCAATGTCGTGAAGGTGGGAAGTGCGGGCTATCGCAAGCTGATCGCGAGCGGCGGGACTCCGTCGGGCTGGGTCGCTTACGAGGCGGATCGGCCTGAAACGAATACGCCGAGCTTCACCGAGATCGTGCCGGCGTCGGGCGAGCTCTACGCCAATCCGGCGGCGTCGCAGCAGATGCTCGACGATGCGATGTTCGACGTCGAGAGCTGGCTGGCGGAAGAGATCGCGACGGAGTTCGCGCGGGCGGAAGGCGCGGCGTTCGTGAGCGGGACGGGCGTCAACCAGCCGCTCGGCTTCCTGAGCTCGCCCAATTCGACGGCGCTGGATTCGGTCCGGCCAATGGGCACGCTGCAGACGATCGGAACCGGCGTTGCGGGCGCGTTCGCGGCGAGCGATCCGGAGGATGCTCTGATCGACCTCGTCCAGGCGCTGCGCTCGCCTTACCGGCAGGGCGCGGTGTTCGTGATGAACTCGGCGACCGCGGCCGAAATCCGCAAGTTCCGGACGAGCACGGGGGCGTTCCTGTTCCAGCCGAGCCTGGCGGCGGGGCAGCCGGCGACGCTGCTCGGCTATCCCTTGATCGAGGCTGAGGACATGCCGGACATCGCGGCGGGGTCGCTCTCGATCGCGTTCGGCAATTTCAAGGCCGGCTATGTGATCGCCGAGCGCAATGCGACGACGATCCTTCGCGATCCGTACACGCACAAGCCCTATGTGCATTTCTACGCGACCAAGCGCGTGGGCGGGCAGATTGTGAATTCTGAGGCAATCAAGCTGCTGAAGTTCGCCTGATCGGCTGTTCGTGCGTTCCTCCCCTCGGCGTTCGAGCTGAGGGGAATGGAACATGGCGGCGGACGATGCGGGAAAGGTCACGCGCCGGTCGGTCATTCGGCTGACCGGCGCCGCGCTCGCGCTTCCGGCTGCCCCTTTTCCATCACTTACTCAGGAGAAACGGCGGATGGCGTTTTCGCCAAATTTCGTCGACCTCGTGCGCAACTACACGACGACCAGCGGCACCGACGATTTCGTCCTCGGCGCCGCGGTCAACGGGTTCGGTAGCTTCATCGACGCGCTGCAGGTCGGGGACAGCTTCTATTATTCGGCGCTGGGAATCGACAATCCAGGGGACACCGAGGTCGGGCGCGGCACGTTGCTCGACGGCGGAGTCGTCAGCCGCGACCCGGTCGGGGGCACCAAGACCAACTTCAAGACCGGGACCAAGTCGGTCGCGCTGATCACCGCGGCCGAATGGTTCGCGGACACGCACGCGATGGTCGCGGGCGCCGGCGCAACCGGCCAGGCGCTGATGAAGTCGGCAAGCGCGGCGGACGCTCGCGGAATCCTCGAGATCAGCGGCGGCCTCAATGTCAGATGGTTCGGAGCGAAAGGCGACAGCGCGCCGGACGGATCGACGGGTAGCGACGACACGGCTGCGATCCAGGCGGCGATCGACGAGGTGGCAAGCCTCGGCGGCGGGACCATCATCTTCCCCGAGGGCTCTTACAAGATCACGTCCTGCCTGACGCTCTGCAAGAACCTGCGCGTGCAAGGCTCCGGCCGGCGCGGTTCGACGATTGTCGCGTGCATGGCCGGAGGGGGGGGAGCGACGACCGGCGAGGGCGTCCGCAACGGAAGCGCACTTTATGGCGGATGGCCGTCCAACAGCTCGACCGCAGCGAACGTCCGAGTGGAGCACATGGGCTTCGTTGCAACGGATCCGGCAAATGCGGGCGCTGCGTTCTACGACAATTGCGGGACCTACGTCAGCGTCCACGACTGCTGCTTCGCCGGGTTCAAATACGGAATCGTGCTCGACCAGACCGAGCTTGCCGACATCGATCATTGCGACTTCGAGCTGCAGGGGGCGGGCGGCGCGGCAGTGTACCTGGTCAACGGGCCGACGCTGACTCCCGGCAACCTGACGACAGTGACCAACCGCATCTCGGTGACTCGCTGCCAGATCAACGAATATGGGACCGCGTACGGAATTCTCGACGAAGGCGGCTACACGCACAGCTTCGTCGACAATAACTACAACGGCTGCCTCAACCACATCTATGCGGCGGGCGTGCAGGCGCTGCAGGTCATCGGCGGCGAGTTCGAGACGTCGGCCGGGGCGCCGGTCGTGCTGGATTATCGCCGCGTCGCGGACGGAAGCGGAGTCGGCGGGTGCATGGGCAACTTCATCGGCTGCTTCATCACCGGGAGCAGTGCGAACCCGTGCGTCGACATCGTGAGCTCGTCGGGCCCGATCAACTTCGCCGGCTGCCTTTTCAGCCGCGGCGCCGGAAGCAGCGCTCCGGTCCATGGTGCGGGCAACGCCTACGAGCTGTCTTTCAGAGGCTGCTTCACGGACTCGACGAATGGCGAGCTGGCCGACAGCTACAATGCGGGTTTCCAGGCCGACGACCGGATCGAGATGGTTGTCGCGACCAACTCCGCCGTCGCGAGCCTCAACCTCACCCGGACCTATGCGCGCAAGCTCGTCCGCTGCACCAACGCGACGGCAAACGCCTGCACGATCCAGAGCGACGCGACGGCGCCCCTGCCGATCGGCTCGACGTTCACGCTCGAGCAGAGCGCGGCCGGGCCGGTCAGCCTCATCGCAGCGAGCGCAGTCACGCTGATCGGACCAACCGCGACGACCGGCCAATACCAGCGGCTCGCGGCGAGAAAGATCTCGGCGAACAAATGGGTGTCGCAGCTGATCCTTCCGAACCCGCAGGCAGCGGCGCAAGCGGACAGCAGCGCAAGCGACATCGCAACGCTCACTGCCGACTTCAACGCGCTACTGGCCAAGCTTCGCGCCGCGGGGTTGATGGAATGAGCGTGGGCGCAAGCGCAATCGCGCAATTGCCCATCGGTGCCGATGACGCACCGGCGGCTTCAGGAAAAACGCCGCCCAAGCGCACGATTTCCGCGCAGGCGGACGCGGTGCAGCAGCCCGAAGCCCGCTGAGCTTCAAACAGCCAAGGACCGAACATGAGTTTTCTCCTCAAGGACCCGGAGGCGGTCCTCGATTACGCTATCGACTGGGGCGCGCAGTATCTCGGCGAGGGTGAGCTGCTCGCTTCCAGCGAGTGGTCGGTCGTGCCGGACGAAGCTGGCGGAGTTGCGGTCGCGGGCAGCGACTTCGATGCGTCCGTCTCGAGCGTGAAGGCTGTGGCCGGAACGGCCGGGCGAATCTACCGGCTCGTCAACCGGATCGCGACCGACGCCGGCAGGGTGGACGAACGCTCGATCGTGCTTCGCGTGGAGGACCGGTGATGAGCGCGGGACTGGCGCTGCCGATCGTGTCGATGAGCGAGGCGCAGGCCTATCTGCGGATCGAGACGGGCGAGGAGGAAGCGCTTCTGGCGGGCCTGATCCGGAGCGCGAGCGCGCTTTGCGAGGCGTTCGTCGACCAGGTCGTGATCGCGCGGGATTTCGAGCTCGAGCTTCCGGCGAGCGGGGCATGGGAGCGCCTGACGGTGACCCCGGTGCGCTCGATCACGGAGGTCGACGGCGTGGATTCGACCGGTGTCGCGGCGGCGCTGGCCAGCGGAAGCTACGCGATCGACATCGATTCGGCGGGCGACGGCTGGGTTCGCGTGAACCAGGC